CAATCACCTCGCCGTGTTTATGAGCCTTCCGGTCGGCAAAGAGCGCACTGATTATTTCAACGCTCACAAGTCCGCGATCATCAAAGCGGCTATCTAATTTCTTTCACCCCCTAATTCCTAATATACTACTATGGCTAATTCCATTGTTGCAGCTCCAGCCGTTCTGGCCGAGAGCGTTATCCAGGCCATCCGTGGCCGTCTCCCCGCCCTGTCCGGCTTCTCGAGCGTGTTCAACGCCCTCGAAGGTCAGGCTGGCAAAGCCGTTCAAGTTCCTCTCGTTGGCGCCGGCGTCGCTTCCCAGTTTTCGACTGGTGGCTACCTCACTGGCGACGACGCGACCCTCACGGCCGCTACCGTTACCCTCAAGCACTTCAAGTACTCGGCTCGTTTCAGCCCTCTCGACGTTAAGTCGTACGGCGCCCAGTACCTCGTCAACGCGTTTTCTCCTACGGCCGCCGTCGCGATCGCTGAGGCTTGCCTCGGTGAAGTCGGTGCTCTCCTCATTGCCGCTAACTACTCCACCTCGGCTACTCCTGGTGCTAACCTTTCCTACGCTGAACTCGTGGGCGTCAAGGGTCAGCTCGACAGCGCTAAGGCTGGTGACCCTCGCTCCTTCGTTCTGGGTGCTGGTTATGCTAACGACCTCTTGACCGACTCCAACATTATCGGTGTTCGCGGCCTCGAAGCCCCGGTCATCGCTACTGGTAAGATTGGTCAGCTCGTCGGTGCGAACGTCTACCAGTGGACCTCTATCCCTGGTAACAGCGAAAACCTCGTCGGCTTCGCCGCGGGTGCTGACGCTATCGCCGTGGCTTCGGGTCTGCCTTACAGCGAAATCCCTGGCTTCGATATGGCCGTCGCTACCGACGACCAGAGCGGCCTGTCCATCCAGATCCTTATGGGTCAGGAGCAGTCCGGCTACTACAACGTGACCGCCACGTTGCTCTTCGGCGCCGCGGTTGGTCGTTCGACCAGCCTGGTCCGAATGAAGTCTGCCTAATCAGCAGTCTAAAGGTTAAAATGAGGCCCCCAGCAATGGGGGTCTTTTTTTTGCCTAAGTCCGCAAGGGTATGAGTTTATACTCGGAGTTCTTGCAGGACGCTAAGGAAATCACGGCTGACCTTGGCATTGGCGGTCAGACCTTTGACGCGTCCCTATCGTTCCTGTGTATGCTCTCCGACCCAGTGATGAATCAGACCCTCGAAGCAGGGGGGTTCAACACCCAGACCCTACACACGGTGCGTCTACCGGCTGTAACGGCCTCCTGGAGCCTCCCAGATGGGTCTATTGGGGCATCTGGCCCGACACTCACGGCTGGGTTACCCATCGCTTTGTTTGCTATTGGCAAGAAACTTACAGTCGGGGGACGCCATTTGCGTATTTCTAGCCGGACCTATAAGCCTAATTCCGCTTGGATCACATTGACGGTCATCGAGGACACTCAGTAGTCCAATGGCTTTACGCCAAGCCTCAGTTGCGGAGTTTGAAGCCGCCCTCATTGATTTTGCTCAAGAGGTAGGCTGGTCAATGGAGTACGCGTCATTACGCGAAGCGGCCTTGATGTCGCGGGATAGCATCATCTTCTCCCCGCCGTTAGTGGCTGGTGGTGGGGGTGGCGAAACCAAGCAGGCCGAACTTACGGGCAAGAAAGCCGTAGCCCGAGATATTCACGCTTTGTTCACGGCTGAGAATGACCGTTCACGCTCGCCGGCTGCCATCCTGCTCAACCGATTGGGCGCCGCGGCTAAGTTTAGAAATATGACGGAGTTCAATAAAGCCAAAGAAGAGATTCAGCGCTCGGCTATCACTTTCGACTCCGTGCTTACCAATAAGATTGTGCAGGACGGTGACCAAACTCGGTCGTTCAAGAAGGCCCAGAATTACTTTAACCAAATTAACGTAAAGATGAACGACTACGGTAGTAGCGTCATTACGGACATAGCGGCCATTCACGATCGTCTTAAATTTGCCCAACGCGGGAAGACGAAGATTATCAAAGGACAAGGCGAACAAAAGGGTAAGTTCCTTGTTTCGACTAAATCGGAGCTCGAGCAATACATCAAGGTTCGCCAAAAAGAAGTGGGTAAATTAAAATCTGCGTGGTGGAACGTCATTGTATCCTTACCCAAACCTCAAAAGAAAGGCGTCGACCAAAACTTCGGTCAGAAGGGTGTGGCCGGCTACGTTAAGAAGTTCCCTGGCTTGGGTGGTTTCTTTTCCATTACAAAGTCAGAGTCTGGCGTGGTCCTTATTTTCGGCAATCCTATCGGGGATAATGACAATATCGGGACATTCTTTAACGTTATGAATCTAGTGTATGGCAACGCCATCGCCCGCATCGAACGCGATCTAGACCAACTCATCGGCCGAGACGTCAATAACTTCTAGTTCCCCGCCCTTGCAATTTTATGACTACCGCCGTCAAGAGCATCCGCCATATCGTCGAGGCTAACCTCAAAACCTATTTGACGGCCCAAACTGAACTCGCAGGGGTAGCCATCTACACAGGGGACAGCGCCGACGATAACGTGCTCCCTAAGATTATCACGGTGTGCGACTCGGCCCGAGCCCCTGGAGACCTCCCCGAAGGCCTTGGCAACTACCTTTGTGGCGTCCGGCTGACCATCTACTCAAACGCGGATGACACGACTCTGTCTGCTCATCGTAGTCGGTGTGCGGTGCTGGCAGGCATTATGCAGGACGTAGCATCGTTTAAGGCTGTCTTCACGGCTGAAGGTAACGCGAGCCTGTACGACGTAACTATCGGTTCAGAGGATGAAGGCGTCGACACCCGCAGCTGGGCCACGTCTTTCGGTTTCAATGTCCTGACGGTCATTACTAATTAAGTTGCCCGACCCCGCAAAATCAAATGGCCGCTATTACCCAAGGAACCACCTGCCTCTACGGTATCGCTGGTACCGTCACGAATCTTTACGTCCAGTCTTACAGCGTTTCGTCTGCCTTCAATGTGGCCGAGATGGTGATGGACGAAAACGGCATTACGAAGACCTGGCGCGGTGACGATCGCAAGAGCGAGCTGAGCCTCGAAGGCGTTTGCAAGACCGGCACGGTTCCGATGTTGGGTGCCTCCATCACTTTTGCGGTTCACGCCAATACGGCTTACGGCACGACTGGTACGACCTCTTATGTCGGCTGGATTACCAAGATTGACGAAAAGGGTGGCAATAAGGAGTTCACGAAGGTCTCCATTACTGCTGAGGCCTACGAAGGCATCACTCCTGCCTAATTGACTTAACGCGGAACGGGGGGACACTACCCCCAGATGGACAGCCGCTTCGTCAATTCATTTACGGTACCGACCCGGATTAAGTTTCTGGGTCGTTTCGTTGAGCCCTTTTGCCTCAAGCACCGATTAATGCTAATGGCCCTTGGGTCTCCATTGGTCGAGGAAGGTAATCCCGTTACGCCCGTTGACCTAGTTATCGCGGCGCACGTTTGCTCGGATGGCCTTATCGGGGACTATACCCTCCGCGATCGCATCTGGATTATCCGGCTAGGGCGGGATAAGGAACTAATGCTCAAAGCCGTGACGGTGTTCCGTGAGTACGTTGGGCTAGACGATTGGCCCAAGTTTTGGCCGAAGGAGACGGGGAGCAGTGGTAAGGCCTCGGATAGCGGTATCCCTTGGGTGCTGGGGGTAATTGCGGGTCTTATCCAAAACGGTATCGAAGAGGAACGTGCGTGGAATATGCCGGAGAGCCAAGCCATCTGGATGAACTCGGCGTTTTCGATGAACAAAGGGGCGGACATCTCTTTGATGACTACGGAAGAGGAGAAGTTTATGGATGACCTCCGCGAGAAGGATGCCGCCTCGGCAAAGGAAAGAGACACTAATGGCAACTAAAGAAATCCGCTATGCCATCAAAGGCACGTCCGACACTGAGAAGGTGACGAAGAAGGCCGCAGCTGATATGGGCGTGATGGACCAGGCGTTCACGAAGTTCACGTACAAGTTAAAGCACGTCGGCAATCAGATTGCGAAATCGCTCTTTCACGTGCTTGGGCCTTTGGCTATTGCCCACGCAGTCTTTGGCAAGATTGAGTCAGCCATTGAGGAGTATAAGCAAAAAATCAAAGAGGCTGTCGACGCTGGATCTAAACTAACGAATCAAGCGCGTGACGCTGGGATGAGCGTAGAGCAGTACCAAAAGGTGGCGGCGGCTACGGCTGATATGGGTCTAACGATGGATGACTATACGACCTCCAATAAGAACGCGAAAAAGGCTATTATCGAGGCACGAGACTCAACGTCACATTATCACGAAGTGCTTAAGCGGTTAGGATTCTCTTCTGAGGACCTTATCCACGGCCGGATTACGGAGGCCCAAGTGCTTGGAGCCCTCTCTGACGCTATCAATACGACTACCGACGAGACCAAGCAGTCAGCGATTGCGGTGGCGGCCTTTGGGTCGGAAGGGGAAAAGATGCTTAAGGTGCTCCGTGAGTGGGTCGAATTGAATAAGAAGATTTCGGAGGCCAAGGCCTTGACCAGTCCCTTTGCCAAGATTCTCCAGACCAAGGCCGAAAAGGAAGAGTTTGAAAAGAAAAAGGAGAACGTGGCTATCCAACGCCGCGAGGCCACCGTAGCATATTTAAAAGGCGAGGCCGGACCGATTGACCCAAGGGTTGAAGCCCTTACGCGGTCTATCTCCCTTGAGATGGCGCAAGCTCAAGCCCAAGCAGGCGGCGGTTTCGTCAACATTACCGAAGGGATGCTGGCAAATGACCCCAGGGTAGCCGCTTTGATTGAATCTATTGTCGGCGGTCAAATGGCTACGGATGCAGAGTCCAAGAAGGTTACAAGTGCGGGTGCTACGGCTGCCGCAGCTGCCTTGCTCACGATGCCGGCCAAAGCGGAAGCCTTACCTAAGGCAGAAACATTCAAACACGACACCGGCTTCTCTAATGTGATCGGCGTCGGCGCTAACCCTGTCACTGAGATGATGAACGCTCAGCTCGACGAACAACGCAAGCACACGCTCTTGCTCCAGGCTATCGCTAACAAGGGTAAGTCGGCCGACTTCAAAGACTTTACCAAAGACCAGCAAACCTCTCCCGAGTTTCACGGAGATATGAGCGACTAATTTTATACGACTATGGCACGAAAAGACCAAGGTAACCCATTAACCTCCCCGTATCTCCAGCCTGGCTGGACTATCTCCACCGACGGCTTCGGGCTTTATACGGGCAAGGCTACCTTCAAGATTAACCGCGCTGAAGGCCTAGCCGCGATGAATGGCTTTACGCGTGGGACGGCTCATCCAGTGGCTCCTTTCTCCGATTATATGGCCGTACACAAAGGAGATATGTCATCGGAGCATCTAGGGTACGTCACACTGCACGCTGAGTATGTCGGTATCAATAACGGTGAAGGCGTTGAGCATACGAATTGCCAAGTCACGGAAGCAGACTCTCTGACGTCGGAGAATATCTCGACTCACCCTAATTTCTTCACGACGATTGCTGGCCCGATTTCTGGATTAGCCCAAAGCCCTCAAGGCCCATTTGTCAATGTCCTGGCTACGTCTGGAAGTGTTGTTCAGCTGGAGTCGTGCATCGGCCTCAATGGGGCGTGCTTCGAGACGGAGGCTGGCGCTCGTTTCATTGGCTTTGTGGATCCGGCTTATCCTAACTTTTACGGAAAGACTCAGTACCTTGCTCCGACTACGGCTTTCTCTGGAATTATTTATATCATTAAGACAAGTTTCCGCATTGCGGCATTAAAATCGGCTATCGGCCACAGTTCCGGCACCAATGAGTTTGGGGGTACTGTTTTACTGCCTGATTACATTGGCACGTCATTTACGACTAGCGGAGGCCTTAATCAATTACTCCTTTCGTCGCTCAATTTCGAGGACTACGGAAACGTCGTAAAATGCATTTACGAAATTAGGTTCAACCGTGAAGGTTACCCGTCTGAAGTCTATCCTACTTAACGATGAGCAAACTCGAAGCAGGGACTGGCTACGGCTTCTCGCGGACTAGCACGGGGACCAATATCGACATCTTTGCAGAATGGCAGGCCCACTTGCCAATCTATAAGAAAGAGCCGTTCCCTTGGATGGTAACAAATAATGGTCACGGGACGGGTGGATCGTCGGGAGTTTATTACTTTAAAATGGTGCCCGGTCTGGTTAACAACCTTTCCCCAATGTGGGAAGGTACGACCACGACGATGGCCGCCGACCCTAATTATTCCAACACGTGGTCATTCAATGCCACGACTCATTACAGTTACGTGGTCCTAGAAACGAGCTACGATTCGGCCAATAAGAAATACCCAGACGACAACACGGCCCACGTCTCCGCGGTGCCTGCTTACCCGGTAGTTGCCTCCCTGTCGTATATGCCTACCACGGATGACACGACGGCTTACCTTGTCCTGGCTACGGCCTACCAAGACCCTACGACCAAGGTGATTACTATCTGGCAGATGGCGAAGCAGAGCGTCTGGACGGATCGAATTAAGGTTAACACGCTCGACGCTAAATATTACTACGCTGGTTTCTAATGCCTACGCCCCCGACATATACCGAATCGTTCCAGCGCATCGGTTCGGGCGATTTGTTAAGCACGTGGGGGCTGTTCAGAACGGCTGTCACTAGTGTCATTGGCGCTTATTATGACTCGAGCATTGACCCCTACGGACCTGTTACGCCTGCGTTATACGTCACGTTACCCTATCTTCATTCCGCGGAATACATAACACCCGGCACTTACCCTTACGCAATGGGGAGCGTCGACGAGACAACGTTATTCAAATCGTATCTTCCCAATACGGCTCAAGGGTCAATCTCAACGGGGTCGTGGTACACGTCCTTACCAGCCTTCTCGATTGCGGGTCCGTACAATCCGGGCGTAGGGATTGACGAGGACCAATGGAACAACGCCCTAGTCGGCGGGACGGTGGCAGGGATTGGCGGCCCGATGGTAATGACGGCCGACGCGATGTACTCAGCGACGAGTCTCGGTCAAAGCACATCCCTTACCACAATTACGTCCATTACGCCCCTTCCGTGAGCCAACTTGCCCCCGAGGGCATAGGTATGGCTACGACTGTGACACTTAAACGGGGCACGACCCTTGCGGGGACGGTTAGTTACACCCCAGGAGCAGGCCCAGCAAACCTCCTCGGCACGACCGTTACCTCTGACGTCATCGACGCCGCGGGAACGACTTACCATTTAAACGTCGAGATGGCGGGGGACGGCCTCAGCTTCGTTTTAAGTTTCATCGGCAGCACGGCTGACTGGTCTACTGGAACTGGTCGCTGGGACATTAAGTTCTCAACCTCTGGGGTGGTTTTCTATACTGAGACTATCCGCGTTTTAATCATCGACGAAGTCACCCACTGATGAGCAGCATTACGATCACCACGCAGTCCTTCGGCGCCATCAATTCGACCGTCACGGGTCAAGCGCCTGCGACTATCCTTTTAGAAATCGGTACGCCTGGTCCGCAAGGCATCCAAGGCATCCAAGGGCCACAGGGCAATCAAGGCCCGTCGGGCGTATCCACTTGGGGCGGGATTTCTGGCTATCTTTCAAATCAGAGCGACCTTCAATCGGCATTAGACAGCAAATATAACAATAGTAACCCTTCCAACTTCGTTAACGCTAGTTACGTAAGCAGTCAAGGGTTTCTAACCCCCCCCGATGTAGTTGGAGTTTATCAGCCTATCAGCAGTATGTCGGCCTATGCGCTCAAAGCATCCCCGACTTTCACAGGCACAGTAACTATCCCAGCGGGTGCAAACATCTCCGGCTATCTCACGACGAGCTCGGCGTCGGCAACTTACGCTCCAAAAGCAAATCCAACGCTGACCGGGACTGTCACTATCCCAACGCCAGCGACTTCCTCAAACACGACTGTCGCGGCTTCGACCGCTTTCGTTAAGGCTCAAGGCTATGCCACTGTTGCCAGCCCGACCTTTACCGGCACAGTGACCATCCCATCGGGTGCTTCTATCTCGGGATACCTCACGACCTCGAGCGCAGCTTCAACCTACGCAGTCACGGCCCGCGGATTGCCCGCCTCGGGGACTGTCGGGCAGGCACTGGTCAAAGTTAGCGGAAGCGATTACGATGTAGCCTGGTCTACCTTCACTCCTGGCGATCGTTACCTCACGACTTCCTCGACGAGCAATTCGGTTAGCAACGGCGCCAAGACCTTTACGGTCGGTACTGGCCTATCTTACACGACCCAGCAGGACGTTACCATCGCCTACGACGCGGCTCACCATATGCATTGCGTGGTCACGAGCTACAATTCTGGGACTGGCGTCCTCGTGGTAGATGTTCAAAGCCACACGGGTTCGGGAACTTATACGGCTTGGACGGTGAACGTCGGCGGGACGGTTCCGGCTCAATCGGTGACGTGGGGAGACATCGTCGGCACGCTGGGTGACCAGTCGGACCTTGCTACGGCTCTCAATGCCAAACTAGCGACTTCCACGGCGGCCTCAACGTACCAGACGCTTTCGGGAATGTCATCGTATCTCACGACCTCGAGCGCGGCCTCAACATACCAGACAATCTCGGGAATGTCATCTTACCCGACGTTCACCGACGCGGATGGTCGTTATTTGTCATTGTCGGCCAACAATGCAATGGCCGTTAGCTCGTCGATTGCGATTGCGGGAACGACCTATGATTCCTTGATGTCATCGGATATTTTTGGCGTGGAGAAAACGTCTGACACGTTGCAGAATGCCAGCCTCGGATATTCGACTTTAACCATCAACAGCACCTCGTCGGGAACGTATGGAACGACGACCAATGCAGGACAGGTGACCTCCTCGGCTTTGACTTTGACGCAAAGCGGCACCGACTTTTATGGAGCGATTACCTACGCAGGAACGTATGGTTTGGGGGGGTTCAGTTCGGTAATTTCTGGGGTCGCTTTTAGTAGCAATTTAACTGTCGCAGGAAATGGCATCACGGCTACGCAAACCAATCTTGGCACTACGACTTCCTTTTCCCTAGACCCTACCTATGGCGTTCAATGGAACAACGGAACAGTTAACGGACAATTTGGCCCCGGAGGTTTGCGGTTTGCAGACGGATCTACGCAGACTACGGCTTACACGGGTGGCGGTTCGGTTTCTTGGGGTTCGATTTCTGGTACGCTCTCATCGCAAACCGATTTGCAGTCCGCTTTGGACGGCAAGTATTCGACCAGCAATCCCTCGGGCTTCGTTGATGGAAGCGGTGCGATTAGCGCCATTTCAAATGGATATACTTCATCGGTCACTAACTATCCATCGAGTGGACTGTTTTTAAAGTTTAACGGAGGCTCTTTGGAATGGGCCAGCCCAGGCGGTGGCGGAAGCCCACCTTACAGCGAGGCCGTCTGGATTTATAACAACTGGTACTCTGCGACGATTCAAACCGTCTATACCACGTCTTACGCTTACGTTAACGTCCTCACTTTCTAATGAACCTCCCACTCGTTAAAACCTCCACGCCTGTAAAGGCCGGAAAAGTTGGTGTCTTCTACTTTGCGGATACCAAAGTGATTACTCACTTCGCAAGCTTCCCTCAGGATGGCACAATCGTTTCGGCCCTAGCCGTCCTCGTGGCCGATAACGATGCCGCGCTTAAACTCGCCATTGCCGAGGCTGGCCTCATCGAGCGCAAATGATTTACTTTATTCTTATCGTGCTGGGCTTCGCTGGTGGCTTTTACGCTGGCGTCAAAAACGCCTCGTCCAAGAAAGTCGACAAGGCCATCGACATCTTGAAAGCCTTAAAAGGCAAGTGACCTATGCGACTCATCCTGCTAACCTGTTTTGGTCTGGCGGGATGTGCCACGCTCTCCGACCCCCTGCCGAAGCAACCCGACGCTCCGACGGCACCGGCCATCGTGCAAGTCGTAGGCGATCAGCAGGACAAGGCTGACGGTCGAGTAGCCGCCGCCGTAACCGTAGCCAGGGAGAACGCCACCCGACCCGAAGTCGTCAAGGCCGAGACGGGGGTAGCCCTGTCCTATTTGCCCAACCCTTCCGAGGGTGACCTAGCCGTAGCGCGCGCTCGGGCCGCCAAGAATGACCAGCAGGACTACGCCACCGCCGTGGCCTACGGAAAGAAGCTGCTCGCCTCGATTGATACGAATTGGGCGAAGATGGAGGCCGACACGAAAGAAGCCAAGCGGGTCTCTGATTTAAAGGACGCCCGCATCGTCGAACTGCAGAAGGAAGTCGCGCGCGTGAAGCAAGATGCCTCTCGCAACATCTGGACGCTGACTGGCGCTGGGCTAGTCGTAGCCGGCGGATTAGCGTGTGCCTTTGCTTCCGTGAAGATTGGCACGCCTTTGCTCCTGGTCGGCGGTTTCGCTGGCTCAATCCCTTACATCTACGAGTCTCCGTGGTTCAGTTGGATCGCTGGCGGGACGTGCGTAGCGGTGGCCCTAGTCGGCGTCTGGCATCTGCACGACATCACACACACCCCCCCGCCCCCGAAAGACGATGCCCCCCCCTCTGCCTAAAGTCATCTGGCGCAAGTTAGGGCGTGAGCAGGCTTGGGGGCAGGCCACTATTAACGATAACTTGATAGAGATAGATATCCGGCTGGGAGCCAAACGCCAGACTGAGGTACTCCTCCACGAGGGTCTGCACATTGCTTTCCCAGAAATGACTGAGGCCGACGTCGACCGAGCAGGCAAACTTCTCTCGCGGCTAATGTGGTCCCAGAATTACCGCCGCGTATTGATGGATAAGAATAACCAACCCCCTCGCATCTCGTGACCATCCAATCTTTCTGCTCTACGGTTGTCCCCGCGGTGGCGTCGGTGGCCTATCTGTCGGCCGGCCTCGCAAACCTCTACGGCCGTAATTTACCGATGGGCGTGATGTGGCTATGCTACTCAGCTGCGAACCTCTGCCTGATCTACTCTTTCACCGTCCGCAAATGAGCGCTATGAACCCCGAGGAGATTCCTCACGAAGTCAAAGATGGTCTAGTGGCCTCGACCCTTGGCGGTCTGGCAATGACGGCACGCCTACTGCTATCGACTGAGCCGGTCACCATTGGCTGGGTAGTCCGTCGGGTGATGGCCGCGGCGATTACGGCCGCCCTAGTCGGGTATGGCATCCAAGAGCACATCCAGTCACCGGGCCTACGGATGGGCGTCGTGGGTGCCTGTGGCTACTGTGCTCCTGAGGCCTTAGACTTTCTGCTAAAATATGCGAAAGCCCGAGGACAAACTGAACTTAAAAAAGTGGGAGTCAAAAATGGCAAAGGAAAGCGAAAGCGGAAGTGACACCAATTTGCTCCTGGCTGTCGCTGGGCTGACCTTCTTTGCGGGAGTCTCGGCGCTGGCCGTGGCGTGGATCAGCGGGAGCATTATCGAGTCGTTCCAGAACACGCAGAACGTCTACGCTATGTTTATCACGCAGGGCGGGCTGGTCACAGATGACAAGGTGACGGGCCAGAACTTGAACCGGGCAAGTGACGCGCTTAAAGCCTGCCGAGACTTTGGCTGGGCCTTGGCTGTAGGGTGCTTAGGGGTGGGGGTAGCGGTATTGACCCGCCTTAGACGTCAAAACGCCTCCTAGGGCAAGCCAGAGGGGTCTAATGGGGTGCCTAGCCAGTCATCAAGGGTAGGCTTTGGGCTCCTATGCAAAACGTGGAAAGTTTCTTAATTTCTCCGCTTGACCTAGTTTAGACTTTGGGAAAGGGTGTTGACGCACCACCAATGACCAAACTACTCGCCATCCTCTTCTGGGCCGCCCTCATCGGGTTTGCCATCGCCACCTTCCTCGACCCCGAGTTTCCGGGTATCTTGGAAATCCTTAACCGCTTTTAATTTCTCCCAATGCCCAAACACACACCCAAAGAAATGACCCAGTCCCTCCGCACCAGTGGCGGCAGTGATTGGCTCCTCACCCGCCCGGTCACGCTCGACCTCGCCAAACGTCTCCAGGCTAACTGCCTTCAGATTATGGCGCTGAACGAAGCGAGTAAATCACTTGAGGACGCGGCCCTAGCGCTCGGCATCGAGAAGCAGACCCTCGTTAACTACATCGACGCGATCGGTGTGACTTGGCAGAATAAACGCACCTACGTCCGTCGTAACCCTAACCGCTTCAAATCGTGAATACCATCCGACCCGGCACGCTTCCTCGTCTCTGGTGGCTTAACCCTTGGGGTACGGCCAAGACCCTGCACAAGGCTGTCACGGCCTTGAAACCCTACGCCGACCGCCTCGATGACCTCATCGACATTCAGTCCCGCGTCATCGATAGGCAGTCTGCGGAGATTAGGACGCTTCAACTCCGCATCGCCGACCAGAATGACGCCATCATCCGTGGCGTGGCCATCACCCCCGACGCTAAATCCTATGAGTGAGTTTAAACATTCCGACGGGATGCTGGCCCTGCTCTCGGAGCTCTATGAGATTAACGAGCGCATCCTCACGGGTGACATTTGCTCCCCGAAGACGGCCATTGCCAGCGATCGGATGAAGAAGCTGCTGAACCATTATGCGGAGGCCATCAGTGAGGACGGCG